ACTATAACCTTACGGTCCGAAATAATGCATCTATCAAAATAACATCTACTCCGTCCAGTACAAGAAAAATAAATTTTTCAGCGCACGTTAAAACCTACGATAACTATTCTGGTAGTGGCGGCGCTGGAGGCGCTGGAGGCGCTGGTGGGGATGGATGCATCATCCTCTACTATGGCGCACAGAAAAAGATTGAATCCGGCCCCGTAATGGACCGCACTGGCCGCTTTATTCTGGACAAGCTGGGCAGAAGAATCGTCGTGTGAGGTGAGATACCATGACAATAGAAGAGAGGCTGTCCGCCCTGGAACAGAGGATTTCTACCATGGAGTTACAGGCGCTTGCAGAGGAAACACCCACGAGCTATTACACCAGTAAATATAGTGGGGAAGAGATAGACGCACTTCTGGATAAGGTGGCCGCTATGACACAGGAGGTGGGCGTATGATTTACATGACCGATTGGAATATCTGTACGCCACCCGGTTTTTCCCTTGGATTTGAGGGTGATAATGAGGTCACGTCTCTGGAAATATCCACTGACCTGACAGAAGATTGGGACCTGAAGGTGGACGTGGAGAAGGATGGGCAGAAGAACATCATCCAGCTTTCCCGTGATGGAGAAGTATACAGTGTGCTACTTACCGCCTCCATGCTGGCGGATGACGGTACATACGCCATGCAGGTTCGGGGCACTCTGGGCGACCAGGTGCGGCACAGCAACCTGTTTTATGCCACGGTGTTTAATAGCATCAATGCGGTAGACGCATTCCCGCCGCCCCTGCCCTCCGAGTTTGAGCAGATGGAGGACCGTCTGACAGACATTAACAATAATCCGCCAAAACCCGGCACAAACGGGACATGGCTCATTTTTAGCCCGGATTCCGGGGAATATGAGGAATCAGATATACCATTACCAGAGGGCGGCGGTGGTGGCTATAGGATCGGCCACGGCCTGCTGCTGGACAGAGAAACGAATACGCTCTCTGTAAATGCGGTGAGCGACTTCGAGGGGGATAACACCCTTCCCATTACTGCGGCGGCGGTGCAGGATACTGTTGGAAATATCGAGATCCTTTTAGGGACGATTTGAAAGGTGGTAAAAAATGAGCGTAGCAACTGAAATCAGCCGCATCCAAACCGCACGAAATACGATCCGTGCGAAAGCGGTAGAGCTTGGTATTGGCACGAGTGTTGACACATTGGACAAGCTGGCGACAGAGATTGAGGGTATTGAAAACCGGGGCGCTGTATCGGCGCAAGTCCAGGAGGGCGATACATACACCATCCCGAAGGGCTACCACAACGGAAGTGGTACAGTCTCCGGTGTGGCCGGGGGCGGAAACTATAACCTCCAGAGCAAGAGTGTTACGCCTACCAAGGTTCAGCAGAACGTGACTCCAGACCCCGGTTATTACGGACTGTCTGATGTGACGGTAGCTCCGATTCCCGATAGTTACCAGGATGTGTCTGCTGTGACCACCACTGTGGCTGACGTGCTGACTGGAAAGGTATTTGTAGATAAGACGGGTAAGGTTTCTACCGGCACCATGCCAAACAATGGGGCTGCAAATAAAACCCTTACAGCGGAGGAACCATCATACACCATCCCCAAGGGGTACCATACTGGTACTGGTAAGGTGCAGATTGTCCCAGAGACGAAAACCGTCACGCCTACAAAGTCCGAGCAGACTGTGGAGGCAACAGAGGGCAAGGTGCTTTCCTCCGTCACCGTGGGAGCCATCCCAGAGGAGTTTGTAGACACAACAGACGCCACCGCAGAGGCTGGACAAATCCTCGATGGGGAAACTGCCTATGTTGCCGGAAGCAAGGTCACAGGTACGATGCCAGATAATGGGGCAGTTACCCAAACGCTGACCGTTGCGGCTCCATCCTATACGATTCCGGCCGGACACCATGACGGAGCTGGAACAGTAGCTATCACGCTGGAGGAAAAGACCGCAACCCCCAGCAAGTCCTCCCAGACGATTGCGCCAACTACTGGAAAGGTGCTGTCTAAGGTCACTGTTGGAGCCATTCCAGCCGCATATCAGGACGTAAGCGGAGTAACGGCTGCTGCGGCTGATGTGCTGACTGGTAAGAAGATCGTAGATGCGAAAGGCACATTGGTATCCGGCTCCATGGCGAATAACGGCGCTGTTTCCGGTACCATCGATGGCCTGACCACGACCTCCTATTCTGTGCCTGCCGGGTACACCTCCGGGGGCAGCGTGAGCTTGACCAGTGACATTGAGGAAGCCCTTGCGGCCATCTGAGGAGGTGCGGCATGAGCGTACAGAGCGAAATTGACCGCATCAGGAAGAATGTGAATGACACGCTGAAAACTATTAGTGATACCGGCGTGACGGTTGGGGCCGGTAGTGATTCCCTTCCCGCTGCGGCCGCTGCCCTGGCGAATGAGAAGCAGGATAAACTCACCGGCACCCAGGGCCAGGTGGTTGGCTTTGACAGCGGGGGTAACGCCGTGCCACAGGATGCGCCACAATCTGGCATGACACAGGAACAGGCCGACCAGAGGTATCTCCAGTTGAGCGGGGGAACTATGACCGGGGAGTTGGCGCTACAAGAATTTGACGCGCCTGACCCGGTGAATGAAGGTACAGATCCTAGAATTCAGCTAACCGCGGATGGTGATAATCTTGGGTTAGGTAAGATTCCGTTGATTGGATTATCTCCGAACTATGATGCAGGGTTTCTGTTCACTAATCCAGATGAAATTGATGCATCTGCGGGTGAAACTGGAATAGTTAGTAAGGTCGACTGTGGCGGCGTAGTGTTTTATAACGCTGGAAGTGCGAGAGCTCTTGCCAATGTGGTAAATGACTTTTACCTGCCTACGATGTTCGATGTAAAAACGGAAATCAGACCAAAATCCACCCTGGTTACCCTCCCCCTCTCCGCCTGGTCCAACAACACCCAGACTGTTACAGTTCCGGGCGTACTTGCGGATGAGAGTAAACAGTTGATTCAGCCAATGCCGACGATTGCGGACCAAGCTGTGTATTCTGCCGCTGGGATATCCTGTACGGGACAGGCGGCCAACAAATTGACATTCAAGGCGCAGACGGTCCCGACAGAAGATGTACAGGTTTATGTGGTAATCCAGGAGGTAGGGACATGATTTTTAGTTGTCCTGCCAAGCCGTTTCCGAAATTGCTTGAGTTTACTTTTCAGAATGGGCCAGGCTCCGTTGTGCATGGGCCTTATTTCGCTGAAGAAGGCATGGATTTTTCAGACTGGGTCGTATCTCCACATAATGTCGATGGGTTTAAACTTGTTGATTCTCTAAAAGGTCTGACCGCTCAACCTCCGCCTTATCTTGTCACAAGTGATGAGCAATGGTATCTTACCGTAACTGTTAATACTCAAATAATTGATGGCGAGGTTTATGTCATCGCTATGAATATGTAACTATTCTCGATTGCAACGATAAAAAAGTTAAAATTTCGGAGGTAATGGCATGATACTGAACCCGGTGATACAAGGTGGGGGCGGCGGTGCAAATCTCGTGACTGCAACACTGGATTTTGAGCCGAAAAATGGTGTAACATACACGTTTCTGGATGAAAATGGAACGCCTAAGCAAATCGATGGGACGGGAGTCTATTCCATGCAGGCGGGGATTTTGATTGCCGAATTTGATGTGTCACGCTCTTCGCCCTTTTTCTCTGGTGACATTTCTCAAATTAAAATTATTGGCCAAGTTGGAGCCGCTTATCATGTGACTGGAGATTTCAGGATTTATTAACCAATAGTTTAAGATGGAAAGGCGGTGTGCCATGCCACCGGATTGCAATGATTGTCCCATGGAATCCCGTATCGCTAACCTGGAACGGCGAGTAGAAAAGAACGAACAGAAATCCTCTGAGACGCACAAAGAATTTTATAATCGGGTCCGGGCCTTGGAGATCGCCCGTGCAGAGCAGGGCCAGCAGTACACAACGATACTCGAAAAGCTGGAGGACCTGACGGGTAAAGTGAGCACACTGTCCAAGGGATTGTCAGACATTCAGGCAGAGCCTGGACGAACCTGGAAAGATCTGAAAGGCAAAATAAGTTGGGCCGTAATTGCGGCGGTTATTACAGCGGTTATGGCCTTTCTGTTAGACAAGATAGGTCTTTGAGAGGGGGTGAAAATATGGACTTTGGAATCGCATCCGTGGCGGCCATTACCGTCATCTGTTATCTGGTGGGACTGATCGTCAAATCGTCTGGCCTGGATAACAAGTACATCCCGGCTATCGTGGGCCTGTGCGGCGGCGTTCTGGGCGTGGCGGCCCTGTATACCGGCCTCCAGGACTTCCCGGCGACGGACCCGCTGACCGCCGTTGCCGTGGGCATTGTAAGCGGTCTGGCGGCAACTGGTGTTAACCAGGCCATCAAGCAGATGAAGGAATAACAACATATTTTTGACTACAAAGGAGATTGAACTATGAACACCGAACTACTGTATGAACTGTACGAAATCAATGAGAAGAACGACGCACCCGATTTGGCGACCGTAGGCATGCCCATGCTCCTGAAGAAGCACCCTGAGATTACCCACGAGGAGGCCAAGGAGATGCGTGAGTTTACTGGCCGTCACGGTCAGGAGCTGGCCGCCGCCTACCCTGACAAGGAGGCGTTTGAGGCCGCCATTGAGGCTGGCATCCAGGCTGACAAAGAGGCCGCCGAGCAGGTAGAGCAGGAGCATGAGTAACCCACTCTTTGCTATTGATGCGGGCCACTACATAGATACCCCGGGGAAACGGTGCTTGAAAAGCATCGACCCCGGGGAGACCCGGGAGTGGGTCCTGAACAGCCGAATTGCTGACAAGGTGCAGGAGCGCCTGAGAGGCTATCGTTGCGCTACCATGCGGGTGGATGACGTGACCGGGGAGAAGGAGATCTCCCTATCCAAAAGGGTGGCGCTGGCCAACCAAGCGGACGCGGACCTGTATCTGTCCTTCCATCACAATGCAGGCATCCACGGCGGCTCTGGCGGGGGCTGTGTGGTCTATGTGGCTCCCGTAGCACAGGAGCAATCCATAGTGGTCCAGAAGGCTATATACGAGTCTGTGGTGGCCGCTACGGGTCTGCGGGGCAACCGGGCCAATCCCATGGCACGGGCGAGCCTTTATGTATTGCGGCGCACCACCATGCCCGCCGTGCTGGTGGAGTTCGGCTTTATGGACAGCACCACCGACACTCCGATCATCCTGACAGATGAGTTTGCAGAGCAGGCGGCTTGCGGAGTGGTGTCTGCTCTGATTAGCTTATATGATCTCAAAGAAGAAGGGGATGAAACTGTGACCTACGAGCAGTGGAAGGAGTACATGGACCGCTATCTGGCCGAGCGGGCGGCGCTGCCGGCCAGTATGCCAAAGTATCTGGAGGATGCAAAAGCGATGAAGCTGACCGACGGCTCCCGGCCTATGGCATTTGTCACGAGAGAGGAGGCTGCTGTCATGGCAAGGGCGGCGGCGTTGAAGTAAGGAAAGGACGTGGAGCATGGGCGGAAAAGTGAAGCTTCCTCCAGAATTGGCTGACCTTTTACGCTCTGATCTGGAACGTGCAATTTACGAGGCGGCCCTGCACCGGGACGATGATTTGATTGCCAGACGCTGTATTATTGAAAAATCAGCACAAGTTGATGTTGCGGCTGAGTTGGGCTGGGATAGGTCAACAGTGTCTCACCACCTTTCGTACATAATGGATGAAGTGAAGCGGTCCGCAAGTAGAATTGCACAAAAAGAAGGAGTCAGGTATTAACCTGGCTCCTTTTGTTTTGCCAATTTTATCAGATCTTCGTAGTCTTTTCCAATTGCTGCATAAATCTCGATGTTCCTAACGCTTCGCATCGAGCAAAAACCGCACACCAGAGCACAAATAATCCCGCCAACGATAGAAAACATCCGTCCGCATACAATACCCCACACAAAATTTCCTGATCCGTATGCTACACCCAATAAACAGAAAAGAATAAATATCTTGCAATTTCGGATTTCCTTTTTATACACCTATCATCACCTCTGTCTATATATTATACACTAAAAACTAGAATTTGCAAAGAAAAACAAACGTCAGTTGGATACAGTAAAAAGTCACGCAAATTCCACATAACCCCTACACAACTCCCGCATGAATGCCACCCATGCGGGGAATTTTTATGCGACAATATAGACATGGAGGACGTGGGGAACAAGGGCTGTACACGTCGCAGTCCTCCTCACGGCCCTCCTTATTTTTATACAAAGGACGTGTGATATATGACCCCGTTAGAGAGATTGATTGCCGCTGGCATCCGCCCGGACTGTGCCGCTGAGAGTGTGATGTGGTATCAGGCCCAGGGGGATGACTATGGGCTCCAAAAATACTTGGACGAGGTAGAAGCAAGAAAGGAGGCACTGGACAATGGCCGGATTTCCTAATTATACATACCCCGCTTACGGCGGCTACAACCCTGTAACTCCGTTTGCGCCCGCTCCACAGGTCTACCAACCTATGCAGCAGCCCGTTCCACAGCCTGTACAGTCCGCCCAGACGGTTGGGAGTACAAACACACAGCCCAACTTTTTCTGCCGTCCTGTGGCCTCCAAAGAGGAAGCGTTGGGTGTCCCAGTGGACTTTATGGGTGCCCCCATGTTTTTCCCGGACCTTGCTCATAATGTGGTCTACATGAAGCGGTTCAATACCAATAGTGGGTCGGCTGATGTGTTTGAGTTTAAGCTCGATGCGCCCAGAGAGAAACAGGAACAGGTCCCCACTCAGGTAGCGGCCTTTGCACCGCTGGATGAGTTTATAGACATGAAGGACACAGTACAAAATTTAAAGGACGAGGTTGATAGATTGAAAAAACCTACTGGAAAGGCAGTGAAAAAGAATGATGCCTCCAATGATGAATAATCCAATGATGGCAATGCTCCAGATGGCACGGAACGGCGGAAATCCCATGCAAATGCTCCAACAGATGGCTGGGCAGAATCCACAGGCCGCCCAAGCTATGCGGCTTATCCAGGGGAAGAATCCGCAACAGCTCCGCCAGATTGCGGAAAACATGGCAAAAGAGCGGGGCGTTGATCTGAATCAGATGGCCCATCAAATGGGCATTACATTGCCTAAGTAAATAAAGCACTTTATCAGTTTTCGGGTCTTGATAAAAACCGCTCTTTGGAAACATCCGGGGAGCGTACGGCCCCGATGTAATAACTGATAAAGGAGTATATACAATGGACAACGATTTTGCGACTGGCTATGCGCTGGGCAGCGATTCCAACGGCGGAAACTGTAACAATGGCGGCTTTTGGGGCGGTGACGGCTGGTGGGCTATCATCATCTTCGCCATGATCTTTGGCTGGGGCCGAGGCGGTTTCGGCGGCTTCGGCGGTGGCGGTGCCAGCACTGATCCTGGTCTCCAGGGCCTTGCTACCCGTGCCGATGTAAACGAGGCCATTGCCTTCAACGGTGTGGAGCGCGGCATCTCTGCTATTCAGCAGGGCATCTGTGACAGCACCTATGCCCTAAACAACAGCATCACCAACGGCTTCAATAACACCAATGTTGCTCTGCTTCAGGGCTTCAACGGCATCCAGTCCCAGATGTGCAACATGGCCGCGCAGGCTCAGGATTGTTGCTGCCAGACCCAGCGGGCCATTGACGGTGTGAATTACAACATGGCCACCAACACCTGCGCCATTCAGAACACTATCCAGGGCAGCACCCGCGATATTTTGGAAAACAACAATTCCAACACCCGTGCCATCCTGGATTTCCTGACTCAGAGCAAGATTGATTCCCTCCAGGCTGAGAATCAGTCCCTCAAGCTGGCTGCGTCTCAGGCTAACCAGAACAGCTATCTGACTGCCACTCTGGACGCTCAGACCTCTGAACTGATCCGGCGCATCAATCCCATGCCCGTGCCTGCCTATCAGGTGCCCGCCCCTTATCCCTACTGCGGGGCCTATAACAGCGGCTGCGGCTGTGGCTGCTAAACTGGTCGATTTCGACCACTTTAAATTTCCGGCTCTGCCGTGACTATTTCGGGGCGGTGGGCAACAGTCTGCCGCCCCTGATTTTTGGAGGTAAAATATATGTCTTGCAAACCTGTATGTAAGCTCTGTGACCGGCTTGTGCTCTCACAGGCTGTCGTCTTTACTGGTGGGAATCTGGAGATCAACCTTCCGGCTGGGGCCTACAACAACGGAGAGAAGTATTGTATTGTTGTGGCCCAGGCAATCCCTGAAACTGCCACTATCAATGCTCCGGTATATATCACCATCGGGACCGGGACAACGCTCTACCCGCTGACCAAGCGTAGCTGTGCTCAGGTAACCGCATGTGGTATTCGTACCCGCACCCGCTACTCTGTCTGTGTGGTTACTACTCCCACCGGCGGCTCGTTCCGTATGCTGGGCGCTCCCTGCTGCTCCCCCAGCAACAACCTTTCCAGCATTGACGGTGGGACCGCCGCTGCCCCTGCGACATAAAGGAGGGATACAGTATGAAACGATCTACTAAAATGCTTCTGATGAACCAGGGGAAAGAAAAAGGCCGCCATTTCGGGTTTGAGTATGATGATTGGCGGGCTAAAGACCGCTATCCGTATCCTGACCGGGTAGAGGACCGCTTCCGCGACCGCACTGGCCGTGAGCACTACGACAATGGACGGTATGCCCCAATGTCCGCAATGATGGAACCGGAGGACAGAGGATATCGCAGATATTCAGACGGACGGTTTGCGCCCAGGTCTGATATGTATGGGCCTGATATGGGGCGCTATCTTCCCTACCATGACCAACCCATGGGCCATTTTGACGAGAACCAGCATTGGCCGATAAACGATAGATACGAGGGCCGTCCAATCGGGTTCAATCGTGACTGGGTACAAATGGGAAGTTCCGATGCGAGCGTGCCTCAGTATCGAGAGATGGACCACATTCCTGGCCATCGTGCTATGAGTGGATATTCTGACAGCAATTATTCCCCAAAGTTTGACCAGCAAATGGCCGATGAGTGGACCAGCCACATGGAGAATGAGGATGGAACAAATGGAGCCCATTGGACATTCGACCAGGCAAAACAGGTCATGGCACAACGGAGTCTAGGTTATGATCCCTACGAATTTTGGGCCGCACTCAATATGATCTATTCCGATTATGTTAAAGTGGCCAAGAAATTCGGAGTCGGGGATAAGATCGACTTCTATGTCGATATGGCGAAAGCATTCCTGGACGACAAGGACGCTGGTCCCGATAAACTGGCGAAGTATTATAAGTACATCGTAAGATAAAAAAGTCCGCCCTCAAAATTGGGGGCGGACTATTCTGTAAAGTAAAAATACTTTTCCACCACATTTTCCACCACTTAAAGGCACAAACAGGCACTAAAAAGATATTTTCTCTGCCTTTGAAGGAGAAAGAAAAATTCCCTGAAAGCACTGGAAATAAAGCACTTTCAGGGAATTTTAGCTTGGCAGCGGGAGAAGGATTCGAACCCTCACAAACAGAGTCAGAGTCAGTTCGCAAAAAATTATAAAGTAGCTGTTGCTCTATGTTTTCGAGCAACTAAAAAATTTATTTCCACCATCTTTCCCACCACTCCCGTCTAAAAGTGCAATATTTTTGTGCAAAATCAAGTTGTCCCGGTGAGTATAAATATTAGCTGTTATAGATATGTCAGAATGCCCCATAAGCTCTTTCGCTACATTGATAGGAACACCAGCTTTTTGCAGGTCTGTACAGAATGTATGCCGTAAACAATATGGTGTAAGATCGTCAGATAATTTGCTTTCTATGATCTGATTCCGATAGACTTTGGCTCCCATGTAGATATCCAACTCCCGGCAGAATGAGCGCCAACGGCGATACATAGTATCGTCATCCATACGGCCACCCTTTGCGTTAGGAAATACTGGAGCAAACAGGTCCCCTCTAGCCTCCAAGAGTTTTGGAAGGAGTTTGGAGTGTATTGGGATGTCACGCACTCCAGATGCAGTTTTTGGCCCCTTGATGGCCATAGAGCCGCTTTCTTTTGCTGTGTGTACATGTATCTCGTTGCGTTTAAAATCAACATCAGACCAAGTAAGAGCGGCTGTTTCTCCCGGTCTCATACCTGTGTATAGCAAAGTTAGTATCCAAAGGCCAGAGGAATGATATTCTGATACAGCCAAGATAGCAGCTCTTTCTTCCTCTGTAACGGATCGGCGTTTTCCCTCTTTGACGTGTGGCAGCTCTAACAGTTCCGCTGGATCATATGGAATGAGCCTAGACTGTCTGGCTCTTTTGAACATTTCCTGGAGAACCATACGAATTTTTTTGACATGAGAAGCGGACTTTCCGGCCTGTCCATTTAATATACGTTGAAGGTGTACGTCCTTAACTTCTCTTAGCTTCATATATCCGATGGCTGGCTTTATATAACCGTTAAATTTTTCATCATACATGCTAAGGCTCTTTGAGGTAAGACCTTTTGGGTCCTTGTAGGTCCTTTTCCATTCTATGTACCACGCACTTACAGTCATAGATCCGCCTACGACTTCTTCACCACGCTTGGCGGCGGCGATTTTCTCGGCCAGCTTTGTCATGGCCTCTAATTCAGTTTTCCCAGTAGCCTCGTACTTCTTTCCGTTGTACCTGGCTGTTTTTCGAATATAATCTTTAGACATTGACTTTTTCCCTCCGTTCTAATAAAATGGAGGGGCAGAGCGCCGATCAAAGCTTCTGCCCCTTTTTCCCGTTCCGGTGTTGGTAGCGCCGGGGCGGGGATTTTTTATTTGTCCAACTCTTTTATATCTTTTGCCGTGTGCTTAGAAATTGCAGATTTTCCGGTTTTCTCCTCTAACTCTTTACGGGCATTTCGAGCAATAGCGCCACCTTGTTGCACAACCTTTTTACTGGGCTCAAGCCCTTTTGGACTAGTGGCTCTGGAAATTTCGGTAGTGGATACTTCGGCAAGCATATTTAGAACCAGCTCTGTATTTGTCATATTGTCCCGAAGGCTTTCCTTTTTTAAACCCTTGTATGCCTTATATTCCCCTGTGGTCATTCCGGCCCATGCTTTTGTTAATTCATTGGTAAGGATTGCATACTCCAAATCTTTGATACCGGCCCTGTCCCATTCATCTGTAAGCTCTTTGCGAAATTCAATAGATTTAAGACGCTGTGAGATCCATTTATCGGAGTAACCTTTTTTCTTGTAAGTATAAAGTGCTCTTTGGATTGCCAATTCAGGATCAGCAGTTTCATCCAACCGCTGGCTTCCGACCATAGCGAGCCATTGCTTAAAGGGTTCAGCTTTCGGAGATGGAATGGATTGTATGATCCTCAGCAGTTGCGTTGTATCAGCAACATCGGTTAGGCGCATTTTCCCGTCTGCCGCCGGAAGTTTCAACTGGTGACAATTTGTCACCACTTCGCTCCCTTCTTCTTTTAGACGCTGTTTTAGTTTATTCCAATATTTTCGTCCTGTCGTATAATCTGGACTATCTGTCAATATACCAACAGCATCAACAATCGAAAAATACCATTCCTCTTTTTCGGCATCCCATGCTGTTCTAATTTCTTTACTTTCAAATAACTTGATTGCTGTCTTTTTATCTCCCATGCAATTATCCTTTCTGGGTTTCAATACCGCACACTTCTGGCGGGGATTTTTATTGTGCCTTTTTCAGTTCTGCAATCTCCTGATTTATGCTCCGAATAGCGAGCTTCAAGACGGAAACTTCACTGCGTAGCTCTTCTAATTCACTCTTCGGCGCTAATTTGTCCAGCATGATTTTTTGATTTTCCGCCAGTAGATTGAATTTCGGAGTGACTTCTGTATCCAGAAGAATTTTCATGCGCTGGGTGCTTTCGTCCAAGATTTCCTGTTTCTGCTGGGCCAGCCTTTGGTCCATCAGTTCCGCCATCCGTTTTTCGGATTCACCAATTCTGGAATCCATCAACTGTGCGATAGCTTGCAGATCTTTTTCTTCTAACATAATAGTTCTCCTCTCTATTTACCATCCGAATTACTCTAACCCAAATTGTGCCTTTGAGGTTACTTTTCCACCTTGGAATGTAACATTTGCGTTTGCACCGAGGCTTCCCTCTCCGTCCCATGTATACATCGCAGTATAGTATTCATCGCCTAGTCCTAGATCAACCTCAGATAAGACTTCTCCTCTGGAACCAACAATATCAAAGACCTCTTGATAAGTCATTCCAGTTTTGATTGCGTTAAATTCTTCAAGCGAAATGGTCCCTGGATTATCAACAGGAACAGAAAAGTCATTGTCACCGAAAACATCATACTTAACTTCGTCGCCCATAACGGACAATAGATTTACGTTCTCAGGGTCCACTAAATACAATATATAACTAGAAAAAGATTCTTCTCCTAGATCAGATTTAAGTTGAGAACAAGCACTTTTCGCTTTGCCCTGTATTTCAGCCCAATCTTCTGGGGCACCTTGAGATGATAGAACAGGAGAAGATATTTGAACTTCGATTTTGGTTTCCTGTGGTCGTATTGATAAAATTTCCTCGCTGGAATAAAATTCCTCTAAAATATTTTGGGCTTCTTCTTTGATATCGTCTTTGCTAGATATCCCTGTTTCGGTAATGGTACTAGATGCTGAATTATTATGAATATACTCATCTAATAAATTGTCTGCTTCTTCTTCTGTGAATCCACAAGATAAAAGATACTTTTCCCGTTCATCTAAGAACATAGTTTTGTAGCTCTGTATAAGGGCAATTCCTTCTTTAGCACTACTCAGCTTGCTCATATCATCATTATCAATATAATCC